TTTTTAATGGGAGGTGAGTGGTGAACGATCACATTAAGTGGAAGGCGAATTTCAACGGCGAAAAGCAAGCGTTTGCTGACGAGTTAAACATGGGCTTAACAAAGCGCGAGTGGTTCGCTGGAATGGCGTTGCAAGGGTTGCTGGCTCATCCTGTAAATCATACGGTTGATGCGTGCGTTAACATGTCGATAATCGCAGCGAATGACATCCTCAAGCAACTCGCAGAAAGCGACGGTGCGAAGTGAACTGGTGCTTTTGGATCAAGATTAGCTCCGACGAAGGGCAAGCGATGGCGTTCCGTCGCTTCCCTCAAACGCACGCAAGAGAGTTATGCGATGCGGAGCTAGACAGAGAGTTTGAGTACATGCGTGATGCCGGTTTTAGAGTCGATTGGTCGGCAATCGATCCCGGCGGAATGCAAGAAATCTACGATATGAATACCGAGCAGTTCAAAGCGTTCGGTGAGGAGGTGAGGCTATGAAGATCAACAAAGGCAAGCAATCCAGATCACGAAGGATGCTCATCTACGGCGAGCCGGGCGTAGGTAAATCGACGCTGGCGAGTCAGTTTCCGCATCCGTTGTTTCTGAATATGGAAGACGGCATCGGAGATATCGAATGCGATTCAACGGACGTCATCCGTAGCTACAAAGAGTTTCAGCAACTCCTAGCGTTGGAACTTCCACAAACTGACTACGCTACGATTGTGATCGATACGGTCGATTGGTTGGAAAAATTGTTGATGCTCGAAGTTGCTTCGGCACACGGCAAAAAGACCATCGAGGATATTGGCTTTGGCAAGGGTTATCAGTCCCTAGCGAAATCATGGCAAGACGTATTCGCAGGGCTGACGTTTCTGTGGAAACAAGGCCGAAACATCGTGCTGACTTGTCACGAAACAATTGACAAGTTCGCCGATCCAGAGGGAGACGGCTACAACTACTACCGACCTGCTTTACATCGCGTCGGATCGGCTTGCGTGAGTGAATGGTGTGACGAAGTGCTATTTTGCAAACATCGTCGCATTGCACGCAAAGCGGACGAAGGGAAGCGAACGGTAGCGGCGAAGGGGGATCGCGTCATCGTTTGCAATAACATGCAAAGCATCGAAGCGAAAAACCGTCTCGGCATGCCGGATGAAGTGCCGATGGAAATCGCGTCCTTTTATCCGTATTTAACCAAAAACGAGATCAGGCCAAGCGGCAGCGTAGCCGCATCGGTGGTTGATCCGGCCAGTGAAATTCAGTTTGGAGAATAGCAATGAATATCGATTTTGATTTGGATCAATACGAAGCATCTCGTCCAGTGGGTGTATTGCCTGAGGGCAAGTATCAGGCAGTCATTACGACGACGACCGAGAAGACCAGCAAGTCAGGCTCTCGTTATGTGGAGCTTGAATTGGAGGTGATTGCAGGTGATTACCAAGGGCGTAAACTTTGGGATAACCTGAATCTATGGCATCCCAACGACAAACCCCGCGACATCGCACGAAGCACGCTCAAAGCGATCTGCGAAGCGATTGGGCGCAAGGTGTCAGACACTTCGCAGCTTTGCAACTACCCACTCTTGCTAAGCGTTGGTGTTGAGGATAACACCTACAACGGCACAACGTCGAAGGTTAATCGCGTTAAGGGCTACGCAAAGTTAGAGCGAAGCGTACCGCAACAATCACAAGTACCAGCTGCTCAACCTCGACAGGATGGGCAGGGGCGGCCTTGGTAGTCAGTCAGTTAATCAGTTTCAGTTTTGTTTGTTTGTTTTTTGAAAGGTTTGACATGTTACGTTTTGTTTTGTCGATTGCGTTGGCTTTGTTTGGTTCGGTTGCTTCGGCACAGACTCCTTTTCCAGCTCGCGTTGTTGAGGCTGGGCAGACGGTCACGGTGCCAAAGGGCAACTACACGCTAACGCAGCCTGTGGTGGTGCGATTCGGTGGTACGTTGGTGGTCGAGGCTGGATCAACTATTGAGGTTGCTCCTCTTGGTGTACCTTTCCAGGTTTGGGGCAGTTTGAGGATGCTTGGATCGGCAACAGGGCCTGTCGTCATCAAGCCAATCGGTAGCGGTGTCGTTGGGCAGATCACTACATATTCCTCGATGCAGCGTCGTCCATCAATCGAGTTGCGATACGTCGAGATGACGACGACGAAAACCAATAATTATGAGGTCATCTACCTTGATCGTGCCGACTTTTTGATTGAGGGCTGCAAACTATCAATTAGTCAAGGCATCGCAAATCGCTCGGTGCTGCGAATTGTCAACAGTTCAGCGGGATCGATTGCGAGCAGTTTGCTTGACGGCCAGAGCGATCTCGATGGAGCGGCTTCGGTTGGTGTGACCGTCGGGGCAACTGCCGGTACGGTGCAGTTTAATGAGGTGCTAATTAGCAACGCAACAACGCCGGTTAAGATTGACAAGCAGTTTGCGTTGTTGAGCGGATCAGTTGAGTAACCGCGAAAGCGGCTAGGATCGTCCATGTGGATCAGTCAAAGAGGGCCCTGGCTCCGTACTGAGTAACGCGACGGCGTTACCGATCCTTTGGAGGTATAGCATGATGCGAATTGTTTTATTGTTGGCGATGCGTGGCAGGATGCCAAGCAAAGCCGGTTGTTTACGAACTTATGGAGGTTAGAAATGAAGGTCACAGTCCAGCGTTTACCGTTTCTCAAGTCGCTCGAAATCGCGGCGTCAATCGTCGGCAACAAGCCACAAATCGAGGTTTTGAGATACGTCAAGTTTACTTGCGAGGGTGCAAAGAACATGCAAGCAACTGACAATGAACTGTCAGTGGTTTGCAATGTTGCCGATGCGGTTCAGTATGTTTTGAGTCCAGGCAAGGCTCTGTTACTCCCCGCGAAGGTAATACCGATACTCAAGGATTGCGGCGGCGAGTCGGTTGACATCGAGGTTGACAACCAACTGCGGATCACAACGCAATCCGGCGGGTTCACCTTGTCGATGCCGAATCCTGACGAGTTCCCGAGCGTCAAGATCGACGCGGCGGAAGGAGCGGCAGGTGTACCGGGAGTTGCCCTTGCTGATGCCATCCGGCAGACGATCTACGCGACTGACTTGACCTCTACACGCTATCAACTCGGCGGCGTGCTATTCGACATTTCGGAGCGGCTTACATGCGTTGCAACTGACGGGCGTAGGCTTGCTGTCTCATCCTGTCAGATTGCAGGTGAAGTTGCAGCGGTCAGCGGTATTGTGCCTATTCGCCCACTACAGGCCGTTAGCCGCATCATAGCGGCGGAAGGATGCGGGGTTGATGTAATGATTAGCCATGCGTCAGCGGTGTTTGTATGCGGTGATATCTCGCTACAGACGCGATTGGTTGAAGGGCGTTATCCCGACTGGAGAAAGGTAGTTCCGTCAACCGATGGAGCATCTACGCTTCGGTGCGATGCGGAGAAGTTCCTATCGGTCGTGCGTCAAGCAGCAATTGTCAACGATCAAGACAGCCGGGGCATCGACCTTGTTATCAGTAGCGGCGAACTGACCGCGACTGCTAAGACTGCCGAGGTTGGAGCGTCAAGCGTTGTGATGGGATGCGAAGCGGACACGGCGGCGAAGTTGACCGTCGATCACACATACTTAGCTGACTTCCTTCGTTCGCTCGGCAAGGAGCAAACTGTGGAAGTTAAGTACAAGAATTCAGGCGATCCGGTTGTATTGACATCCGGTGACGTTCTTGGAGTTATCATGCCGATGGCGAGGGTGTAGAGATGATTGACAAGGACAAGCAGTACAAAACGCGGGACGGTCGAGAGGTGCGAATCTACGCGACTGACGGCGCGGGAGCATATCCTGTTCAAGGTGCGATAAAGAATGAAGATGGATGGTACTTGGCTCAATGGAAGCAAAGCGGAAAGCATGTTGGCGAGTGCGACGGTTCAAACGACCTTATCGAAGTCAAGCCGCGAATGAAGTTTGAGCGGTGGATTGTGCTTCACAGGAACGGCGAGTGGGCGTCGTGGATGACTAGACCAAGCGATGCATCAACAGTCGATGCTTTTGCAATCAAGCACATCGTTTTTGAAGTCGAGGAAGGCGAGGGTCTCGATGCGGTGTAGATGCTGCGAAAAACTCTTGAGCCCGTCCTACATCAAGAGCGGCGACAAACATTGCAGCGCATGCTCCAGGGCAATTGCTGCTGGTTCAAGTTACTCTGAGGTTGTTTCGGAGATGGTTGAGATAGCGAAGG